TATATTGAAAAGAATAATATATCTTTGAGAGAATTTATCCTTGACCCTAGGTACACTGTTATTGTAGATGGTGATGAATACCAAGAGTTTAAAAAATTATTTAAAAAAGGTATTATTGATTTAGATAATATAGATTATATATCTAGTGGTAAGCATTTTTGGATTGATGATATTAAAACATTTAGTCTATATTACATTAATAGATTTGTAAATGATGATGTTTATAATGAATTTATGGAAGAGATAGATAATTATAATAATGAATTTATAAAATGTATTGAAATAGAAGATGAAGAGGATGTTGATATAAATCAATCAGCTATGATAACATTTGCATCAGTATTAGAATGTTTTAAGCATTTAACTTATGGCAGAAATATACCAATCAAACTTATTCTTAAAACTCATTCACTAGATGATTTTAAACCAATATTAAAATATATAAGTTTAGAAGTTGATAATTAATTATCAACTTTTTTATTTTTCTGTTAAAATTAGTTTACTTTTTAATCATAATCTTATATAATATTTATAATTAAAAGGAGTAGCTATGGTAGTAGTAAAAGAATCTTATAATATAAATAATGAATTAGAACTTAATATATGTTCTACTTTTCTGTATATTTTATATAAAGATAAGATAAACAAAGGTTTAGCAAATATCACATTTGAAAATAATATTTTATATTACAGGGAGATTGTATAATGAATAAAAAGTTAATATGTGTTACACCTAACAATAATAATAAGTTTTACAATATGACAGATCTCGGTGACGGTACTTTCGAAGTTGAATATGGAAGAGTTGGAGCTACAAGTGTAAAAACTTCTTACTCTATGTCTCAATGGGATAAAAAATACAATGAAAAAATAAAGAAAGGGTATGTTGATATAAGTGAATCTTTATCTCAAGACATTAAAAAAGCTTCTTTAAAGATAGATGATAAAGATGTTAAAGATTTAATTTCATTTCTTATGAGTTGTGCAAAACAGTCTATCAAATCAAATTATGAAGTATCACTGGACTCAATTTCAGATATTCAAATAAATAAAGTCCAAGAAATATTAGACGAGTTGAATGACTTGGATTTAACAAAATTACCTTATAATATTATAAATAACTATCTTCAAAAGGTGTATACAACTATACCAAGAAAAATGTATGATACAAGAGCTTTTTTCTTAAAACCTAATTACACTAAACAAGAATTTATAGAATTATTACAAGAAGAACAAAATAAACTCAACACACTTAAATCACAAGTTAATTTGAATACCCAATCTAATAAAATTGAAGATATAACATTAGAAACACTTGGGTTTGATTGTAGATTAGCAACGCAAGAAGAAAGAGAATTTATAGCTGCCAATACTGATTTTAGAGTTAATAATCAAAAAATATTTAGAGTTACAAATCATGAAACTGAGAAAGTATTTAATCCAGATAATCTTAAAACAAGACTTTTATATCATGGAAGTAGAAATGAGAATTATCTAAGCATTATGCAAACAGGGTTAAAAATTAGACCTAAGGGTGTTGTCTTAACAGGTTCGATGTTTGGTAATGGTATATATGCAGCTAATAAAGCAAGAAAAAGCATTGGTTATACATCATTAAGAGGTAGTTATTGGGCATCTGGCTCAAGTAATAAAGCTTATCTAACTATATTTGAATTTGCTACAGGTCAAGAATGGCGAATTTTAGATAATGAAAGTTATAAATCTTGGATGGGCAGGATTACTGAAGATCAAGTTAAATCACAAAAATGTAATTCAGTATTTGCTAGAGGTGGTGCTGATTTAAGAAACGATGAATATATTGTATATAATAGTAATCAATGTACTATTAGATATATAATTGAAATAAATAATTAAGGAGATATGATATTATGTTAATAGTTTTATTTTTAATTTCTGTAGGTATACTTATATCAGGTTTGTTAGTATATAAACTAACAGATTATGGAGATGAAAATCCATATAGTTATATAGGTATTATTTTAGGCATTCTTTTATCGCTTGGTGCTTTTGTAACACTTATAGTAGGTGGGATAACTATATCAGAAAGTAGTATTATTGATGATAAAATACAAATGTACACTGAGGAGAATACAAATATCGAAACAACTATCACAGCTACAGTAGAGAAATATCTTGAGCACGAATTAAACATATTTGATAGTTTACAAGGTGAAGACATACAAACGCTATTGGTAGTATACCCAGAAATTAATAGCAATGAGCTTGTTAAAGCACAAATAGAAGTGTTTATAGATAACAATAACAAAATAAAAGAATTAAAAGAACAAAAACTAAATATTCAAGTTTGGAAATTTTGGGTTTATTTTGGATAGGAGGAGAGAAAATGAGATCTATTTTAATTAGTATTAAACCTGAATGGGTTGAGAAAATATTTACCGGTAAGAAAATTCTTGAAATCAGAAAATCAATCCCAAAATGCAATCTGCCTTGTAAAGTTTATATTTATTGTACTCAATCTACTAAGTATGCTTTTTATCATATTAAAGATGAAAGATTCATGTTATATAAAGGTACTGGAAAGCAAGTAAATGGTAATTTGAGTTGCGGTACAAAATTAAATGGTAAAGTAGTTGCAGAATTTACATTGCATGATATTGAAACTATTGATAGAGATTATAATGATTGGCTACCAAAAAGAATGTATGATATAATGCCAAGTCAATTAGAGGCATCTTGTTTAACTGAAGAGCAACTAGATAATTATGGTAAAGGTAAAACTTTATACGCATGGTGTATAGATGATTTGAAAATTTATAAACAACCAAAAGCGTTAAATGAATTTAAAAAAGACTTAGATTGTGATGATTATCCTTGCAATAAAAATAGTGATTGTAAATATAACTATTATGACACAAGTGAAGGTTGTTGGGCTTGTGGGATCGACTTTGATGGTGCAAATTGTATTTATAAACAAATAAATAAAGCCCCACAAAGCTGGTGTTATGTAGAGGAGATTAAGTAACATGTATGATTATGAAGATTATTATAGAGAACCATCAGAGATAGAAGATTTATTTAATGAGTATTCAGCAAAATTACAAACAATGTTAAAGAATGAGATTGTAAATAATGCTAAGAAATATGATGTAAATAAAGATGAAGTTAAAACTATGATGATGGTTGCGAATGGACTTAAAGAAGAGTATGAAAAGAAACTTGAAGATTTTGATAATGAAATAAGTAAAGCAGCCCAAGAACAACATAATAAATGGTTAGAGAAATTACTCCACACTGATATTAAAGTTGGTGATACTGTTTATAAGATATATTCAAATGGGTATACTTATCTAACTTGTCCTTATTGTGAAAATGGAAAAGTTGCAGTCACTTTAGGTAATAGAATAGAATCTGTTGATTGTCCTATTTGTAAAAATTATAGACCATCTCTACCTAAATATGAGTATAAAAAAGTTAGAGTAAGACAATTAAGTATGACTCTCACTTGTTCAGATAAGAATGAAAAAGCTACTCCTTATGTTGATAATTGGGTAGATACATCTAATTATCCTTTTAATAAATTCCAATGTAATTGGTGCATTAGAGATGAGAATTGGGACACTTTAACATCTGATAGAACTGCAAAAACAGAAGAACAGGCAAAACTACTTATTACTCATATTAAAGAAGAAGCAATAAGTAAATTAGAAGAAAAATATGGTAAAGATAAAGTTCAAGATATGTTAAAGGAGATTGAATAAAATGGTTTTAAAAGTATTTGAAGAATTTGTAAATGAAATTAACTCTAGTAATTCTAGATTATATAAAGAAGCTGTGTTAGATAAATATAAAGAAAATGAATATGTAAAACAAATAGTTCATTTTATATTCAACCCCTATATTGTCACAGGTATCTCAAAAAAGAAAATAGATAGAATTAAATCTTCATTTATAAGTAAAGAAGATATACCAGAAACTTATGATATATTTGACTTACTTAATTATGTTAAGTTGAATAACACTGGTTCAGATTCAACTTTAATTGAAGTCTTAAAATGTGCTATGTCTAATAAAGATTATTCTGAACTTATATTTAAAATAGTTTCTAAAGATATTAAATTGGGTATTCAATCAACAACTATAAATAAAATTTGGGGTGATAATTTTATACCTTGCTTCGACGTGATGTTAGCACAAAAATATTTTGACAATCCAGATAAACTTGTTCCAGAAGGGATTCAATTTATTTTGACTCCAAAGTTAGATGGTGTCAGATGTGTTTTAATTAACGATGGTTTTTCAGGTGCAAAATTCTTTTCCAGACAAGGTCAGTTAATAGAGCAATTGATAGAACTTGAAGAAGAAGCAAAACAGTTACCTATGGGTTATGTATATGATGGTGAACTACTGTTAGATAACAAAGATAA